AAGGTGGACTAGTCCATGCTGCGACAACGGTGAATACTCCTGCTGTTGTAATCATAACAGGATATCAGCATCCTGATATGGTGGCATATCCTCAAAACATAAACATCAATCTTGGCAAACATGGTCCTTGTGGCTTAAAGGTTAAGTGCGATGATTGTTTTTCAGAGGTTATGAATCACGATTACAAAGAAATAGTTGATAAGACATTGAATATTATAAGATGAAAACAATTTTCACAAATGGCTGCTTTGATGTGCTTCACAAGGGCCATATAGAGCTTCTAAGGCATTGTAAATCATTAGGTTATGTTGTGGTAGGGTTAAATTCTGATAGCAGTGTACGGCGATTAAAAGGCGAAAATAGACCTTTTAATAATCAAGAGGATAGAAAATTTCTTCTAGAATCTTGTAGGTATGTTGATAAAGTTATTTTTTTTGAAGAAGATACACCATTAGAGTTGATAAAACAAATAAAACCTGATATACTTGTCAAAGGTGGTGATTACAATAAGGAGAATGTTGTCGGGCATGATATTGTACCCGAGACAATAATATTTAAGTATGTCAAAGGTTACTCATCTACATCATCAATCAAACATCTTACTGATCGGTGATTCTTGCACAGACGTTTATGATTATGGCACTTGCGATAGAATAAGCCCAGAAGCCCCTGTTCCAGTTTTAAAAGTCAATAGAACGGAATCGCTACCTGGTATGGCTTTGAATGTAAAGAAGTGCTTGGAAGCCCTTGGAAACCAGGTAACATTACACACAAATAAAGAAAAAATAACAAAGAATAGATTTGTTTGTGATAGAACCAAACAACACATCTTGAGAGTTGACCGAGGTGAAACTAAAAAAATAAAACCATTTGTTCTTTCAAGGTTGAAAAAGATAAATTTTGAAACTATTGATGGTATTGTGTTATCTGACTATAATAAGGGATATCTTACGTATGACACTTGCAAGTCTATAGTAGACTTTTGCCGCACTAAATGTCCCATATTTGTTGATACAAAAAAGAAAAACATATCTTGCTTTGAAGGGTGTTACGTAAAGGTTAATCAGCAAGAATTTAAGGAAATTGAAAAGTTTCCAAATAAATGTGAAATGATTGTAACATTAGGTGCTGAGGGTGCTATGTACTCTCATAAAGTTTACCCAACCACTCAAACGGATGTGTTTGATGTTTGTGGTGCTGGGGACACATTCCTTTCTGCTTTCGCTTCCCATTTTTTAGTATCATTTGATGAGATAGAAGCGGTTAGGTTTGCAAACAAGGCAGCTTCGGTTGCTGTTAGTAAATTTGGAAATTATTCACCGAAATTGGAGGAAATATTATGATATACTTTTGGAGAGCTTTGATTAAAGGTTTAGGGATTTGAAATACATTTTTGATATAGATGGTACTATTTGTGTAACCACTGATAGTAATTACCAAGAATCACAACCAATCAAAGACAGGATAAAACAAGTTAACGATCTGTATGATAGTGGACATACAATCGTTTTCCACACTGCTAGAGGTATGGGGCGCACAGATGATAACATACTTCAGGCTTATGAAATGTTTTTTGAAATGACAGCAGATCAGCTTGAGCAGTGGGGAGTTAGATATCACAGGTTGTTTTTAGGTAAGCCATCTGGAGATCTATATATAGACGACAAGGGGATGAGAGACAGTGACTACTTCAAAGAAAGAGATTAAACATGTGGATAAAGGCTGGGGTCATGAAAAATGGATCGTAAATAAGCCAGAATATTGTGGTAAGCTACTTTTTTTCAACAAGGGTAAGCGCTGCTCATGGCATTTTCACGTAAAGAAAGATGAAGTTTTTTATCTTCAGTCTGGAAAGATGGTTGTGAAATATTCAGATCAAGATGACATTGATCAAGCCGAAGAGTTGACCTTAAATCCAGGAGACGCTTTTCACGTTTATAGGGGACTCAGACATCAGATGTTTGCTGTAGAGGACTCAGAGCTTTTTGAATTTTCAACAGAACATTTTGACGAAGATTCTCACAGAATCATGAAGGGAGATTGAATTTGATGATAGATTTGTTATTTATGTCCAGCATATATAAAACAGCAGAAGAAACTGAATCTTATAAGAAAGAGGTTGTTGCCGCCTTAATTAAAGATGGTAAGGTTGATTGCACACAAGCTCACGCTAAAAGAAAGAGCCTTTGTCAAACAGGTGGGTTTAGGCCAGTTTTGAAGCATCAATTGATAGCAATGTTGGTTGAAAAATATAATACTGATTATTTTGTTGAAACTGGCACATATATGGGGGAAACAACTACTGGCGTTTCTCCTCTTTTCAAGCACTGTTTTACCATTGAGGCCTCGGAACTATACTTTAGCTTTGCAGCATTTAGGTTAGCAGCGCCCTTAAGAGAAAATATATCAGTGTTTCATGGAGAATCTCAAGCCGAGCTTCCTGGAGTTCTTGATTTAATAAAAGAACAGGGGCCCTCTGCAAATAATAGAGATAATATTATTTTCTTTTTAGACGCTCACTTTTCTGGAGGCACAGATAAGATAACTACATTCAAATCTAAAAATGGCCCATGTCCAACTTTAAAAGAGTTGGAGGTAATTCGGGACAGTGGGCTAAATCAGTCTATTATTATTGTTGATGACTTTAGTAGTTTTGGTGTTTCGGAAGGATACCCATCATCAGATGAGATCTTGAAGGTTATTAAAGAAATTAATCCTGACTATAAGGCAGTCTATATTCCAGAAGCTGATTGTCTTAAGGTTAGTTTAGATTCAGGTATTGGAGGTAGTTTATGAGAATAGCAAGCGCCTGGTCAGGGCATGATTGTTCATTTTGTATTTTGGACAACGGAAAGCCAGTTGTCCATGCAGAATATGAAAGATATATTAGAGAAAAAGAGCCATATGGAGATGGTGTACAATTTATGTTTGATGAGATGGGGGATATAAGTGATATTAAACACTTTGTTACCAATCATTCTTTCAATAAGTTAAAAGCCTACCCAGAGTCATTAAAAAAAATAACCGATATAGTTGAGTCAAATGGTGGAAAGGTTCATGTTATGAGCCACCATCAAACACATGCAGCCAACGCTTTCTTTTCAAGTAATTTTGATGATGCACTCATTTTCACTATGGATGGTGGAGGCATGGAAACCGACACAGGCTTTATAACTGCTTTTACAGTCTGGCAAGGTAGGGGCAATAAGATAACTCCCATAAAGACTTTTCCTATACACGAGGTAAATATAGGTGGTGTTTGGACAAGAGTTACAAGATATGTGTTTGGCCTCCAGTCTGGTTGGCCGAGAGGCCATCAAGCAGGCACTGTTATGGCTATGGCAGCACTTGGAGATAAGCACAAGTATTTTTTTGATTTTTATAATATGCTTGAGCGTGATAGCCAAGCTGCTTCGTTTAAACCACCTGGGCAACCAAAGGGTGCTAATGTCGGTACAGATCCTCGCCATCCATATCTTGCAAAGTGGACTGATCTAGCTAATGAAAATGAGCAAGAAAAGTTTGATCTTGCAGCAGGCTTGCAAGCTGCAACAGAAAGATATATGTACAATCTTCTAACTAAGTTTGTAGATGAGCATGATCATAACACTAATATTTGTTTTGCTGGCGGCGTTTCTCTTAATTCTGTAGTAATGGGTAAATGTCTTGACTGGTTCAAAGACAAGAATATTTATGTCACACCTACACCACATGATGGTGGACTTACTATAGGCGCTGCGCAATATATTTGGCACCACGTTTTGGATAACCCTAGAATAACTTGGAAAGATAACTACACTCCTTATTTGGGTGTAGACCACTCTGAAAAAATATTGCCAACAATTGATACCATGAAAGATAAGATTGATTCAAGGAAATCTAACATTGATGAAGTCGTTGATCTGTTAGACCAGCAAAATATTGTTGCTGTTTTTGGTGGTGGTTCTGAGTCTGGTAGAAGAGCTTTAGGAAACAGAAGTATATTAGCTGATCCCCGTAGCGATGATATGAAATCAATCATAAACGAAAAGGTAAAGCACAGACAGTGGTTTAGACCTTTTGCTCCATCTATTCTTAGGAGTGAAGTCTCAAAATGGTTTGAGAAAGATAAAGATAGTCCATATATGAGCTTTGTTGTGAGGTTCAAAGAAGAGGCAAGAGAGAAAGTGCCAGCAGTTGTACACTTTGATAACACTGCCAGACTTCAAACTGTAACAGAGAACGACAACAAATGGTATTTTGATTTTCTTACGAAGTGGAAAGAAAAATCAGGTGTGCCAATTATTTTGAACACGAGCTTTAATGATAGGGAGCCAATATGTGAAACACCTGAGCACGCAATAAACTGCTTTCTAGGCACAGAAATAGATTACCTGTATTTTTATGATTTAAATATTTTAGTTACAAGGAAGGAGTAATTATGAAGATTGGCATTATTGGTCTTGGTGTTGTAGGGGGTGCAGTAAGGCAAGGTTTTCAAAAATTAGGACATACAGTTCCTTATTATGATTTGGTGCATGAAAACACCTCATTGAATGATGTTTTGAACACCAGTATTTGTTATATTTGCGTTCCAACACCATCTGATGAAGAAGGTCGTTGTGATACTAGTATTGTAAGGAAGGTCGTGGCAGAGCTTTGTGATGCAAACTATACAGGAATTATCGCAATTAAGTCTACAGTGGAACCAGGGACTACTCAGTCTTTAATTAAAGAAATGCAAAATCCAAATATTTGTTTTGTTCCTGAGTTTTTGCGCGAGCGATGTGCAGTTTCAGATTTCATTAACAATCACGACTTATGTGTAATTGGCTGCAATACAGATGAACAATACATGCTCATCATGAAATCACATGGACACTATCCAAAAGTTTTTAAGAGACTTTCAACTACAGAAGCAGAGTTTTGTAAGTATTTTAGTAATGTTTACAATGCTACACTTATAACATTTGCTAACAATTTTTGTGAATTGTGTGATATAATGGGTGTAAATTATTCAAATATCAAAAATGTTATTATAAATAGGGAGCACATATACGACTCTTATCTTGATTGTAATGACAACTTTAGAGGTTTTGCGGGGGTTTGTTTGCCAAAAGACACTAGGGCAATGGCTAATTTAGCAGAAAGAGTCGGAACTAAGGGAAGGCTTTTCCAAAACATTTTAGACGAAAACAAAAAATATAGATCAACAGTTATGAAGGGTATGAGACATGAGTAAAATTACATTTGGTATTGTAAATTATAACAGGCTTCACTATTTGAAGAGTTGTGCTGAATCTTTGATGCAATCTATTGAGGAGCAAAAAGACGTTCAGCTTATTTGCATTGACGATAATTCCAAGGAGTCAGGTACAAAAGAGTATTTACAGACTCTCGCTGACAGAGGTTGGACTGTAATAAATCAAGAGGATACGAGAAAAGATAAAAAGTTTGCTGTTGAGCACTACCAAGACACTGCACACATGAATCCTTTTTCAGACGCACTCAACCTTCTTCTTGAAAAAGCCGAAGGAGAGTATTTTGTTCCCCTTCAGGGCGATATGCAGTTTGTAAAAAAGAACTGGGTTGACTCCTATGTTGAGCTTATGGAGGAGTGTGATAATGTAGGTAACATTTGTCTTGACGCTCAGCGTAGAGTTAGACTTGAAGCTACATATTTTACTGATCATTTTGAAGCAGACAATAATATTTTTGCAATTGACAGAGGTCGCCAGATTGGTGGCGCTGGAGATGCTTTTTTTAGAACTTCTATGTTAAGAGAACTTGGTGGCTGGACTTATGGTTCTTGGGGTACACCTGAAACACATTTTGTTGAAAAGATAAATGAACAATATGGTGGCCTTATGAAGCCATACATGCCTTGGAACCCACCTGCTGCTGTTATTATTACAGGCAAAGACGGTCGCAATGCTCGTATCAGAGGTGGTAAAAGATATGGAGAATATTGGCCTGCTCCGAGTGATCACATGTATTACAAATGGGCAGAAGATCTACCACTTGATATGAAGAGAGGAAGACCACAGTCTATTGAGGAACTCCTTGTCCCAAATGGAGATTGGAATCTGCCACTAGATGCTCAAGGCAATATGCTTAAGGTTCTTCACAAAGACATCAATCAAGAAAATTATGAGGTTATTGAATAGTGAAACGGGTTCTCATAACTGGCGGCGCAGGTTTTGTTGGGTTTCACTTGGCAAGAAAGTTGGCAAAAGAAGGTAATGATGTCACTATTGTTGATAACTTTGAGAGACCAAATGACGATACTGAACTAGCAGAATTATTGAAGCTTGATAATGTGACTCATCTAAAGCTAGACTTGACTCTTGAATCTTCCTATGACAGTTTGCCTGTAAACTATTACGAAGATGTTTATCACATGGCTGCAATTAATGGAACTGGTAACTTTTACAACATGCCTGTCAAGGTTTTGAAAGTCGGTGTTTTGTCTACAATCCATCTTTTGGATTGGGTTATTAGACACGATAAAAGACCGCACGTTGTATATACCAGCAGTTCTGAGACTTATGCGGGTACAAAAACTATTCTGGGAGCCGATTTTCCGATCCCAACACCAGAGGGTGTACCACTTGCAATTGAAGATGTTTCAAATGTTAGATGGAGTTACGGTTCAGGAAAGATGATAGGTGAGATCGCTTTCTACTCATACATGAAAGACCATGGGTTTGACAATTTTAAGATTGTAAGATTGCACAATATTTATGGACCAAGAATGGGAAGTGAGCACGTTATTGCACAGTTCATAGAAAGGTTCACATCAGGTCAGCGCCCATTTGATATATTTGGTTCAAAAAATACTAGATCCTTTTGTTATGTTGAAGACGCACTTTTGGGCTTGCAAGTTGTAAGAGATAGTGGTATAAATGGAGAGATATATCATATTGGTAATGACGATGAAGAGATTGATATAGAAAGTGTGGCAAAGAAACTGTTTGACTTGAGTGATGAAAAATACAATTTTACCATGCATGAAGCCCCAGAGGGTAGTGTTTTACGTCGCTGTCCTGATGTTTCAAAAATTAAGTCAATTGGGTACAAGAAACAGTTTACTTTGGAGAGGGGCTTGCAAGCAACTATGAAATGGTATGAGGAATAATTTATGTGTATAATTTGTTGTGGATTGGATGATAAAACTTTGATGCCCTGGGAAGCAGTAAGGAATTCTAAAGAAATCATGAATACAATACCAGAAGATCACAAAGATGAGCTAGTTGAAAAAATCACTGAAGCTGTTGAAGAATGGCTGCAAAAACAAAAAGAGGGAGAAAAATAAAATGGCATACTGGGGTTACTTTCCTTTAATGAAGGAATTTTTATCGGGGCATAAATACCCTAAAGTTATTGAAGTTGGGGTAGACAAAGGGCAAACTCTCATCCCCCTCTTGCACTATATGTCCTTGCAGTTTGACAACTTTCATCTTGTTGGTGTTGACATAAATGTTAGAACCGAACTAAACGCAAAACTAGGTAACATGCACAGTAATCTAAAACCTGAACAGACATTTGATATGGCAGTAGCTTCAAGTTTGCAATACTTGCCAGCTTGTGTGGAAAACCTGAAGAATACGCCATATGAAGATCAAGGTTATTTTAATTTAATGCTCATTGATGGAGACCACAATTACCATACTGTAAAGAAGGAGTTTGAATCTATTCCTAAACTTCTTGCTCCTGGTGGTATGGTAATTTTTGATGACTATGACGGCCGCTGGTCAAATCAGGATGAGTTTTTTATTGAGAGAGAGGGGTATGCCGATAACGAAATGGCACTATCTCGCGAAGAGGGTGAAGAAGAAACAAAAGGAGTTAAGCCTGCAGTGGATGAATTTTTGGCAGCTAATCCAGATTGGGTTATGACTAAGCATCCTCAATTTCAGAATGATGAACCTGTCATTCTCTTTAGAAAGAACGAGATCGGATGGAGACATTTGAATGAAGATACTGATCAATAGAGAAGTAGTAGAAGGTCCTTGGGGTGGTGGCAATAAATTTGTAAGGGCTTTTTATGAATATGGTAAAGATAATGGACATAAAGTTATCAACAAGTTTGAGAAAGGTATAGATTTAATATTTCTTCAAGATCCAAGACCAAA